CACACCTTTGCCGGAGTTTAAGCCGACGGTTCAAGAGGGCGAGGACGGCGAACGTCGAATTGTCGCTGGTAGCGACGTTGACCACAAGCAGGTAGCAATTCAGGGCAGCGGCGTCACCGGTCAAGGTGCGGCTCCCCAAGCGGTTGTCCAGTACACGCTCGTTTTTGATGATCCGGAACAGCAGCGAAGATGGTACGACTTCATTCGCTGGTTGCGTAACGACGCCGGTTACGACGGCTCAACAACAGCAGAAAAGATTATGTCGTTTATCGACGCCCATTCGGAGGTCTAAAGTGATCCACGAACATGGATTTGTCCGACTAGACGGCGCTATGGCGGACGATCTGTCGGTTGTCAACTCTGCCCGCGTTTCTTTCGGCAACAAAGTTGAAACGATGAGCAAGGCAGATGAAGGTCTGATCAACTTCTTGATGCGAGAGCGTCACGGTACGCCTTTCGAACACAACTCGTTCCGCTTCCACGTCAAATGCCCGATCTTCGTGGCGCGCGAGTGGTTCCGGCATCGGATCGGTTCCTTCAACGAATTGTCGGGCCGTTATACCCGTCTTGAAAATGAAGGGTATGTCCCACGGGGTGAGTACGTCAGGGAGCAAGTTGGCAAGCCCGGCAACTACACCTTCACGCCTATTGACGGTGAATTGGCTGACGAGATAAGTCAAACGATTTGGGCTGCGGAGAGACACGCCTTCGGAACGTATAACTATCTTTTGGAGCGAGGCGTTGCCCGCGAGGTTGCTCGTGTCGTGCTGCCTGTCGGAACGTTTACGGAGTTTTATTGGACGGTCAATGCGCGTGCCTTGATGAACTTCTTGTCGCTGCGGACAGATCCGACTGCTCAGCGTGAAATTCGAGATTATGCAGACGAAGTTGAGAAATTATTTGCGGAAAAAATGCCGGTGACGTTTGACTCTTGGGTGGGCAACGATAAAGTTGCCCCATGACAAAACCAATTCGGCACGGCGAACATGCCGGGTATTCAAGGGGTTGTCGCTGTGATGCCTGCCTTGTGGCTCACCGCATATACAACCGCGACCGCATGCGTATTATACGTAGGTATAAACAAGGGACAGGGCCCGCCCCAGTCAGAAGGTCAGTGCCTCCCGACGTCACCCAGCGACACCTGATGTGGCTGAAAGAAAAAGGCCTGAGCATCAATGCTGTAGCGATTAGGTCGGGGATCAACGAACAAACGTTGAAGAAGATCCGCTCTGGTCACTCAAAAGAAGTGTGGAGAACAACGGAAGCCGCCGTGCTGCGTGTCCGCCCGGAAGATTACGGGCCGAAGCAAATGGTGCGCTCAACGTACTGTAGAAAAATCGCTCAAAAAATTCGTGACGCTGGGTACACGGTAGTAGAGATAAACCAGATGATGGGTCGCTCTCCCCACCCCTCCCCGCTCATTAGAGGCAAATGGATACGGATCGAGACACAGGACAAGTGGGAAGCCCTGTACTTGGGCATCTTCAAGCACCCCGCGCCATTCAAGAGGCCGACAGAGACTAAGTTGGCCCATGACGTTCGGAAGGGAAAAGTGTGACTCGGCAACGCATGTTCTTAGACATCAGCGTCGTGGATGCTGCTAGGGAGAGAATCCGGCACGTCTACGACACATTCGACACCGTGTGCGTCCAGTTTTCTGGCGGTAAAGACTCGACGGCGGTTCTGTACCTCGCAAAAGAAATCCATGAAGAACGCGGCTTGGGTCCGGTCAAGGTGATCTTCCGTGACGAGGAAATGGTTTCTCCGGCAACCATTAAGTACATCGAAATGGTGCGAGATTTCGATTGGGTCGACATGGAGTGGTACTGCTTGCCGTATGGCGCGGAAGTGTGGGTTTTGGGAAGACGCCAGTCTGTTGTTCTGTGGAGCGACGTCCGCAAAGCGGAGGGGCGCTGGGTCCGCGACATGCCCGAAAACGCGATTACGGCCTACCACTTCGGTCTTGACCATTCCGAAGGTCTACCCGAATCGGTTGATTACTACACCATGCAAGGCAAGAAAGGATCTACGGCTTTCATTACCGGTGTTCGTGCGGCTGAATCAATGATTCGCTACCGGTCATGCGTCCAGAAACTTCATGAAAATTATCTGGTTCGTCCCTACCGCTTGAAGCGCGGCATCCCCTTGCAGTTCGCCAAAATCATTTACGACTGGCAAGTCGATGATGTTCTCAAGTACATCACGGAAGAGCACAATGCCCCATACTGCGAATTCTACGATTTGGCGTCCTTGACCGGTTCCAACACTCGCGTTGGCATCCCGTTGCACTCGGTCGCTATTCGACGTATCGGTGACGTGGTAGCAACGGAGCCCGAGTTCTATGATCGTCTTTACGAGTGCTTCCCGTACATTGACGCTCAACGTCGCTGGTGGCCCGAGTTCGATGTCGAGGGTGTCATTGAATCTTTTGCTGAGCGCGGGTGGGACGGCGTGAAGGAGTTCATCAACACGTTCATGCTGGGTGATGAAAAAAAGACTCGCGCGAGGGCATACGTGGCGGAGTTCCGCAAGAAGCATAATGCCGACCCGTATTCGTACCCCTTGAACTGGCTTGTGCGGAATCTGCTCCTCAACGAATTGACCGTCACTGCGGCGTCGCCGGTTGGGCCGAAAACTCGCGCCGACACGCTGCGTAAGAAAGCAAAAGAAAAACTTGCCGAACAGGAGATTGCTGATGCAAATAGTTGATGTTGACCCGGAGGAATTGAGTATCCCTTCATGGCACGCGACGTATATTCTTCGACCGGATTTGCTGGTTCTCGCAGAATCGCTTGGGACCGATGGGATTTTGTCTCCCGTGGTAGTTCAGCAGAGCACTGGAAGAATCATTGATGGTTCTCAGCGAGTGCGTCTTATTTTGGGTAATAAGCACTTGCGTGGCATGTTCCCGACAGTTCCTGTTCTGTATAAGGACGTAACGGACGTTCAGGCCATGACGATGCACATCCAGTTGAACCGTGGACGAGGGTCGATTGTTGCGAAGTCTCTATCTTCGATCGTTCGGAAGTTGTTCCGGTCGCGCGCGATGACAGCAGATGATTTCATCCGGAAATTCAATATGCGTGGTGACGAGGTTGAACTAATGCTCAACCCGTCCATTATTAAGCAAAGAAACGTCAAGGAACATAGGTATTCTCGCGCTTGGGTTCCTGTCGAAGCGCCACCCGGAACGGTCGACAGCGCAGGTCAGGAAATTGAGACCCCGCCCAACAAAGACAGGTAATTACTGGCTATAAGCCACTGCCTCTGGTGGTACAATCGTGAAGAACCTCAAGGAGTGTGATCATGGCTGTACCCGGAAGAGGACGCGAAACAGTAAGACGGCCCGGGCGTATTCGTCGTATTGGTCGTTCTGTCGGTCAGGGCGTTGGTCGAGTAATTGGCCGTAACACCCGTCGTGACGAGCGTGTCCGCGACATCGTTCGCGAAGCACTTCGCCGTCGTCGGGGGTGACCCTTAGGTAGTCACCGATGTTGGTATCAATCAATGACCTGATGACGTATATGGACATCTCATTTTCGCTGCGTCAACAGGATGCGGCGGAAATGGTGCTGGCCGGCCTCCAAAGCGAACTTGAGGCATACCTCCGCCGACCGGTGGAGCAAGCCAATTTCGTTGAAGAACACACATTGGACTCCAACCACGTTGGTGTCCCCATGTCTTCGTTTTTCTACAACACTTCGCTTGACACGACGATGTCTCCGATTACTTACACGCAGCCACCAACAACTATCTATCTTGACAACTCCCCGATCAACTCCGTAAGCCAAGTTCGTCTTAAGCCAAATTTGAGCGATGACTGGCAGGTCATGGAGAACGAGCGGGATTATGTTGCCCGAAGGTATGGCGTCGACCTATTCAGAGGGTGGGCTGACGATCGAGTCGAGATCACCTACAACGCAGGTCTTGATGGGACACAAATCAAAGTTTTCAAACTTCTGATCCTTCGTGCCGCCACACGCGAAATGCAAAATATGCACGACGATGTCGTTGGCGTCAAAGACCTTGAGTCGCGGAATGTTGCCCCCTTGGAGACAGGATTCTTGGAAAAGGAATTGATGTCGGTCAAGAAGTACCGTCGCGTAAGGGTGGGCTGACATGGCTCGCACTGGGCGCTACTCGGACGTGGATTGGGATCCATCAGAAATGGACGACAAGGTCGGTGACATGCAGCACCGATCCGACAACTTCAAGCCTGTTTTTCGCGAAATGAAAGACTACTTAGAAGACGCTTGGGCTGGGAACTTTTTAAGCAACGGCTTGCGTGTCGGTGGATGGCAACCCCTCGATGCGAAGTACGCATCATGGAAAGCAGTTAGGTACCCCGGAGCGCAGCCGCTAGTTCAGACCGGAGAACTTTTTCGCAGCATCAGGAATTTAAATAGCGCTGATGTCGAGATCGGTGACCGAGAAGCAAGTTTTGGTACTTCTATCGAATACGCAAAATTTCACCAATACGGCACCTCGAAGATGCCAAAACGTGAAATTATTTTCCAGCCGGAAGATTTCGAGCGTAAATGGGGAGAACTGACGGCACGTTTTATCGCTGATGGCGATACTGGATTGAATGTGACGGCGATCTGACATGGATTTGATGCACGGCCCACAGTTCGCAAAAGAGTACGTCACGAGATATTTAGAATTGGACATGCCACAGCGTCTCGTCTCATACCGAAATGGTTGGGGCATGGATGATAGGACGCTGCCTTCGCCGTTGAAGTATTTGACGTATGAGCCGATCGCTCTGGATGCGTGGCCGACCATCATCACTGTTGTTATTTCAACGCTTGGCATGGAGCGAATGGATTACGACAGATCTCACCCGATATACCGTGTTGGTTACAACATGCGCACTTACGTCTGGGTTCGTGATGGTGGCTCCGAGCAGGCGACATTGATGCGAGATCAGTTGACTACTGTCGTCCGCTCTGCCCTGCTGGACCGGCCGTGCATGAAAGCCACTGATCCTCGCAAAACGTTTATGGCGATGATCGATGAGGGAACGCTTCGAGAAGAATTCTCTGATTTGACGTTGCTCAAGGGTGACCGTGTTTTGGCTGGTTCGTATTTGTCGTATCAAATGCACATCAATGAGATCGTCGCGCGTGAGGACATCGGCCATGTTTCTGAAATTCAAATCACTACTACGCACCCAGACGAGCAAGGAAATCTTGAATCATGAGCGAATGCAGATGCAGAGTTTTGAAGAATGGTGTGCCCGACGTGTTTGGGTTCGGCATTGATGCTTCCGGGATGGTTGCTGTGCACAACGTTTCAGCGAACGTTTTAGAGGTTTGCGATGCTGGCCACAAGGTTGAACCCGGACAGGTCATTTTGGTTGACCCGGCACTGCCTTTAATCGTTTCTAACCGTAAAGGAAAGCGCTTGATCCTTAAGGCTGAGTTCAACTCAAAGGGTCAAATTTCCAAGAGCAAATAAGGTATACTGAGCACATGGCAACGAAGTTTTTCCAGATTTGTGACCGCGCGACGGCCAACCATGCCAAGACAGACGGCAAGGTCGGTTTCCAGAACGTGTCGCTGCATTCGCAGCAGGTTACCGAGCAGGGTAATCGCATCGGGCCACAGGAGCACGGGATCGTCGACAAGGTCGATTCGGTGTTGCAATCGCTCATTGATAACGGTGTTTGTGTTGTCAATGAGGTCGAAGTTGTTCCGCCTCCCAAAAAGGCGAAAGCAAAGGCGTCAGAACCCGCTCCGGAAGAGGAGCCAGCAACCGAGGAACCTGCTGCGGAAATTTCCGTGGAAGAGCCGGATGCTGCAGCGTCAGATGGGGATGGGTCTGATACCCTATAAGGAGCAGTTGCAATTGCTCGAAGAGATTCTCTGTACAATTGACAGAGGGTTTCGGAGAGTCAGCAGACTTAGAAGAGGAAGAGTCCTATGCCGGGAGTCGTAATTTCAACAGCAGTTCGTACGGGCCCCACTGGGACCACGGTCCGCGAGTCGTCGCAGGCCTTCTTCGTCGGAATGGCCGAGCGTGGCCCACACGACGTTGCTACGAGAATCCGCAGCATGGAGGAGTTCGAGGCCGCCTACGGTGGCTACCAGTCGTACTCCTACCTGTATGACACTGTGGACGTCTTCTTCGAAGAGGGCGGAACCCAGTGCTATGTCGCTCGTGTCGTCGGACCGAACGCAACCGAAGGTAGCGAAACCCTCGTCAATGACAACGGCGACAATGCGATTACTTTGACCGCCAACGGTCCGGGTGCATGGAGCGCAAGCGTTGAGGTTGAGGTTGTGGCTGGAATTGCTGCCGGTTCCCGTCGCCTCAAGTTGTACTACGGCGGCGCTCAGGTGTTCGACACCGATGACTGCAGCACCGTCGAGCAGATGGCAGGCCGGGTTAACTCCAGCAGCCTCGCCAACCGTTACGTGAGCGCCACGGTTGTGACCGCTTCTGTGCTTCCGTCAGTCACGTCGGCTCCAATTCCGACTCTGTCGGCTGGCGATGATGACCGTGCGTCTATCACTGACACCGAGCATGCGACCGCCCTTGCGCTGTTCTCCGATGCTCTTGGCACTGGGGTTGTTGCTAACGCCGACAGCACCTCGGCCACTGTCCGAGACGGACTGATCGCTCACGCGAACACCTACAACCGGATTGCTTTCGTGTGCGCCCCTCTTGCGACGACCGCGACTGATGCCGCTAC